ATATTATACACATATTTTATATTCTTGTCAAGAAAAAAGGTGCATTTCTGCACCCTTTCTCTTTTTGGATCAACGGCCTTTGTCTTGAGCAGCCGCAATGTACTTACCAAACTTGTCGTGGAACTCGTCGAAACAATCAATTTCGTCCGGATCCAACGGCAGTTGATATTGGGTAAGTGCAAGTTTAGTACCCATAACAACCAATTCAGTTTCAAAGTTATCCATAATGAAACGGAAGAAGTGATTAACTTTGCTGTCAAAAGTCTTGTCGTTTTTGTCAGCGGCATCCTTCAACTCGTAGCACAATGACACAGTCAAAGAGTACATGGCCGAAATCTCTTTCGAATCCATCTTCTTGACCTTGCCCGACAAAATGTCTTCTGGCTTTGGCATCTTAGATGCAATCTTGCGGTGAGCCATAAACTTAACAGCAAGGCCCTCACCAACAGCACCTGAGATCAAGTCCATCATTGTGCTGTCGTCAGTGTCGTCGTCTTCCAACAGTTCTGACACGAAGCTCCAAGAACGAGGAGTAGCAAACGAACGGCTTGCTGACTTTGGATCAAAGTCGTACAAGTCCTTCTTAGCAAAGGTACAGTAACCAACAACGTCCTTATGAACGCGGTTATCAGTAGCCCATTGTGCCCAGTCATCAAAATCCACCCGCATTTCCAAGTGAACGAAACGGTTAGCCAACGGAGCAGGCATACGATATGTAACACCCTTATCTGCTTCGCGGTTACCAGCGGCAACAATCAGCACGTTATCTGGCAGTTCATATTGACCCACACGGCGGTTCAAGATAAGCTGATAAGCAGCCGCTTGCACACTAGGAGCGGCACTGTTCATTTCGTCCAAGAACAAAACAACATTAGGGAATTGAGCCGCAAACTCTTTTGTAGGCAGTTCGGAAGGAGCACCCCAAACCATTGTGCCTTTGTTTGCATCAAAGTACGGAATACCTTTGATGTCGGTAGGTTCCCACAAACTCAAACGAATGTCGATTACGTGGGCTTCCATCTCTTTACCGATTTGATGGATAATATCGGACTTACCAATGCCGGGAGGGCCCCAGAGGAAGATTGGACGTTGCTTTTTGAACGCTTTGCGGATTGCGTTTTTCGCGCCGTTTGGGCTAACTTGACGGTTAGCGATGTCTACTTTTGCCATTAAATGCTCCTAGTTAAGGGTGTTAAACAATTTCTTAGTGTTACTAGTATAACACTTAACAGCATGAATGTCAACGACTTTTTAGGAGTTTTCTGCCTTATTTTTACGTTTCATGGCTTTTATCAAACCAAATTGTCGCACATCTCCGGCGAAAAGATGCAGTTCAAAGTTCTTACGCTCGCTCAGAATAACTTGGGGTTTCAAATCCAAAGTTGCAGGAAACGGAACTTCGTACAGTTTCAATTCCAAAATATCTTTGACGAAATCGAACCCGTCGTCTGTTAGTCGTAGTCCGCCTTCGGCTTTCTTACGTGTGTTCATAAACCATTTACGCAAATACACCGAAACATTTTCGTCGGTCACACCCATGTCGGCACTTTTTAAAAATACTCTAGTGTATGTGTCTTGGTTCATTTGATTTCTTCGCCGCTTGTTAGTTTGACTACTGAAAAGTCTTTAGTGCCAAACAGTGAGTTTAACTTTTTAGCCAAGTTATGGGCGTGGCCAGGATTTGAAAAACTAACCTTTTTATACTTACTGCCAGCATAGCCGCCCAGACTATTCTGGCTTTTGAGGTTAAATGGTTTACTTTGATAGAAGACTGCCCAAATAGCCTCAGCCTCTAAAATTTGGTCACTCTTATAAGTTTTCTTGTTGATGTTCTCTAAGATAACCGTAGGTTTTGGTCTGCTCATATACGCATATCTCCATTATATGCGTATATTTATTACTTTTCGTCCCAATTTCCTCCGTCCATTTTTACTTGGACATCGGGTTCTTGCTTTTGAACCGCCTGTAGCAGACCTTCGTAGTTGCCTGCTAACCTAGTCATAACCAGCGATAGTGTATGACTAAGTGCTTTAGCAGTGGCGATATCCATTCTAATTTCGCGCTGGTTACCAAGATCAGCACCTTTAACCTGGTGCATGAACTGTTGAATGGCAATAGTATTGATCTTATCGTTTTGCATTAGATAACCTTTGCTTCATTTCAAGCTCTGTCTTGAACGGCCCTTCATAAGGATAGCGTTCAATGGTAATCAACTTAGGGCAGAACGATTTGACCCATCCTTTTTCAAACTGAATAATGTAATAGCCTGCACAGTATACGCTCTTGCTTTTACCACTCTTAGTAAACAGCGGCAAATTACGTCTTACATCAAACATTGGGTTATGCGGCTCAGAACTTGCTCCGTATCCGTATACTTCTTTTTCTTGATCGTCTGCTTGCGCAGTAGTTGTTCTGGAAACAAAGAAGTCTTTGCCAAATGTTTCAAACAATTTCTTTTTACTATCAAAAGTTGTTACGGCATCTTTTGAACTAAACACATATTTCTTTTGTTCAGTTACTTTGAGTACACCTACTTTAGTCTCGCCTTCTTCGACAATCCAAAATTTTCCATCTACTACAGGCTTGGCATGCAATTCGGGCATTACTTTCTCTTGATTAATCATTTGTGGTATCTCGCATTAAGTGGTTCAGCATACGCCGATGCTTGATCTGAAATCTTCTTCAAATCGTATAGCGTACAGAATTTTAAAAGACGAATACCTACTTGAGGTATGTTCTTTTCCTTGTCAATGTTTTCTTTAATAGTACCAAAGATACATTCTTTAATGTCTTCGGGCTGTTGCGTCAAGTCAATCAACTGAACAATCTCATGCTTCACCGTTGTGGTCAACCCAACGCTGAAGCATGAGATTGTTCCACGCGAATCCTTGATTGCTGCGATCCTTAAATGCTTCTTCAAGTTTAGGCTTGCGTACCTTAGGATATGCACTAAAGACGTTGTCTGAACTATCACCGCGAATACATTTTTCAAACAAGAGCCATTGTGGATCTGGAATAGCCTTTGCTTCACCAGTTTTATTATCTTTAACCAGTTTGCCTTTCTTGTCAAAGATACCTTCGTGTGTAATATGATGTTCTTGGACACCATTATACTGACTTACGTTTGGCGCAATCAACTGCACGAAATCGCTGTCTGTCGAGATAATCACATGTTTGTCATTTGGATGACTCTGAATCCAGCCGGCAATCAAATCATCTGCTTCTAGTTGCGGATGCTGCAATACTGTGCAGTTAGTCTTTTCAATAACAAAGTCTTTAAAGTTATCAAACGTTTCCCAGAACAAAGTATCTTCTTCTTGCTCTTTAACAGTCTTAGCGGCACGTGCCTCTGTACGATTGGCTTTGTATGGCTTGTAATAATCTTTACGCCACGAACGCCCCTCTAAACAGAATACTACATGACTACCACCAAAGTCTTGCCATGCTTTTTTGATACTGTTTAAAGTAATATGAAATGCCATACCGATTTTTGTATCGGCATCGCCCTTAATCACGTGCCTAGCACGAAAAAATGTGTTAGCAGTATCAACTAAAATATATGTCATGAGACTTCCGATTTACCTTCAGCAATTTTCTTAACATTGATATATCCTGCACCACGCTCGGACATATCAACACCTTCTTCCCCGGCAATGTCTTTACACAATGTTCTGAACCAACGATCCACAATCTCTTCGTCCGGATCACCATCAAAGCCATATCCTTGTTGTTTCAATTGTAACACAAAAACGTCGTTCCAGTCAAGTTCAAGAAAGCCGTTACGCAAGTTCTCTTTATTAACGTGTGTTTCCAAAACAGCAATATACGGCTCACCCTTGCGTGTAGCACGTTCTTTCGGAGTAGCTTTAGCCAACTCTGCTTTTTCTTCTGCTTCAACTGCTTCATCTAAATGCTTTTGAGCAAGTTTCCTTGCAACTTCAGCTTCTGCTAGTGCTTGCACTTTGGCATCTTCAATTGCTTGAATGCCTACGATCTTTTTAAAAAATGTTTTAATACTCATCTCGGTTCTCTCCATTCTTGTTTGGCTTTGATTGCTTCACTTATAATCTTTTTAATAATCCGCCAAACGGGATTCCAAAAATACCCAACTACAAGTCCGTAAATAAATGACTCAATCATATTATTCCTATAGCAGCGTTTATTTCTGCTATTGTAGCACGAATGTCTCCCTTATGCAAGATAGCTACACCGCCTACAGCACGCCATTCGTTAATATTGGAGGTTCTGTCATCTATTAAGATGTCACCCTCTTTACAATGCAAATGCTTATCTTTACTATACGGGCCAAACATTACTGGAATATCTCCGTAATGTTTTTGAATCCAATTTACTTTATCATGGAACGCCCAGAATACATCGTTGGATCTTGGCACAGCAGTCAAGAATTTTAAATCGTAGTCGTGTGATGCTGAAACTTTTTTACAAAAATAAACAAGTTCGTCGGCTTCAGGAGTCTTTTCTAACGCCATGTATAGCCTTGGATTATCTTTAATACGAACCCACTCTTCTTCAGGCCATCGATCATCTGTTACTTCGGTCTTGCAAATGCGTCTAGCATACGCATTGAAATCTGCAACAACTCCGTCCATGTCTAAATATATTGTCTTTTTCATTTTGTGTAATACCTTTGATCAATAGTGTAACCTTCCTGTGGGAACAATTCTTCGGCCCATGAAAGCACTTCTTCTTTGTTTATAACATTGGCCCACTTGTCCCAATTTCTACGAATGGGAAGAACCTCGTTATCACGTTTTCTGTGCATTGGCAAATCTAGTGTTGTTAATATTTTTAATATGTTAGATTCGTTTTGATCAATGTCCTCGTAATCGACTTTGGTCAATGTTTTAAACTTCGGCAAGTGACTTACAACATTTTTTTCTAAAGATTCTCTTCCCCAAAACGCTATGCAAAATGCAGATTTCGAAATGTATAATCCTTCTTGCCGTTGCACCCATTGGTCCCATTCAGCTACAGTATCTTTATATATGTTAAATGGAATATGGGGGTGATCGTGAGAAATAGCCATGCTAAGACATTGTGCAAACTTATCTTGGCGTTTCAAAAAGACTGCATCGTAATCGGACAAGTCACCTAAAAAACTTAAATGACAATGCCACGATACTTTAAGTATCGAATACGGATGTTCTATTACATCGGCTCCTGGCGGCTTCTCGGCAAACTTATAGTGTTTTACTAAGGGTACATGATTATACTTGTCTTGTACAGACAACATAATATTATCGACTAGGAAACTAGAACCAGTTCTTAGGGAGGATAGTAGTACTATCTTTTTCATTGTTCGCGTCGATTATCTATAATGTGAGCTGCAACATATTCTCCCCACTTTTCTCCATGCTGCTCTGTAATCCTGAAATCGTATGTATCGGGTGTCACAAACATTTTATTAGTGTCTTCGAATCTACCTTCTTTAATAGTATCGACCCATACACACCAGTTGGCATTAAAGTGTTGACGCATAATATGCAATGGACATACAAAGTCGCAGATTACGTAATCCATTTCGACCATTGCATCCGCCATCTCACGCATTCTCTTACTTTGACGAATACGACCTTCAATAGTGAAGTCCCAGTCGTTATACTTTTTACGCACATCGTCGGCATTCAGCCAGCCGACTTTTAGTTTTTCTTTTTGTAGATGCTCGAGTATGTGCTGTGCGAGATAAGTTTTTCCAGCACCAGGCAATCCCATTACAAGGATTTTCTGTGGCATTAGGTCCCCCACTCGTTTTTAAATAATGGCACTTGTAACCTATCGCTATAGCGTAAGCCGTTCTTCATAGCCATGTCCGCGA